TGATGAGACCAACTATGAGGAGAAGATTGAGGAAGAGATTGCTGAAAATGCTGAACCAAAAGTTCAAACTGACCAGACCTTTGAAGATCGCAAAGAAGAGTTTAATGGAAACCTCAATACTGATAGTCAATATGAGACTGGATATTATGAACTGCCAGAATTCAATGTTGATGACCTGATTGTTCCTTTCTCTGAGATTAGGACAAAGTTTGATATGACAGAAGAACTGTTCATGAAGGAAGAAGAGAAGGCATATGCATATGTTGATGCTGAATATGCTAAATTTAAAAAGTCTGCTCAGAAAGAAGTTAACTTCCTTGTAAAGGAGTTTGAGTGTAAGAAAGCAGCAGACTCCTATTCACGTGCTGCCACTGCACGCACTGGTGTTCTTGACTGCACTAAACTTCATACCTACAAGTACAATGAAGATCTTTTTAAGAAGGTAACAATCCTTCCTGATGGTAAGAACCATGGTCTTATCTTTATCCTTGACTGGTCTGGTTCTATGGGTAATTGTATTCTGGATACAGTTAAGCAACTTTATAATCTCATCTGGTTCTGTAACAAGTGCAATATTCCCTTTGATGTTTATGCTTTCACTAATTCTTATTTGAGAGGGAGAGGTGATGATGGAGAAAGGTTTGAGAACATGTGGCAAGAAGATAGGTTGCTTATCCATGGTGATTTCAGGTTGATGAATTTCTTCTCCAGTCGTGAGAAGAAAAAGGATATTGAGAAGCAGATGCAATCTCTCTTCAGGTTGGTTTGGTCCATGAAGACCTACTGTTTTTACAGTTACCCACCTGAGTTCAGTCTGTCTGGAACTCCACTTAATGAAACTTTGATTGCACTCACTCAGATCATCCCTGCTTTCAAGAAAATGCATGGTCTTCAGAAGACTCATTGCTTCATTCTGACTGATGGTGAAGCAAGTCCTTTGATGGTATCAAAAATAAATGCTTATGGTGGACAAGGAACACGACATCTCTTTGCTGGTCAGGATTTCATCAGGAACAGGAAGACTGGACACACTTACCAGGTTAAGCGTGCATATCATTCATTCAGTAAAATTCTTCTTCAAAATCTGATGGAAGAAAACAAAGATTGCAACTTTGTTGGTATTCGTCTTTGTGCTCCTAGGGAAATGAATGCATTTATTAGAAGCTATCAGTATGTTTCTGATGATGTTCTTAAGAAGATTAAGAAGCAGAAGTATTATGAGATTAAGAACACTGGTTACACTTCTTATTTTGCAATGCAGAGTAATTCCCTTAATCAAGAAGCTGAATTTGATGTAGAGGATGGTGCATCCAAAGCAAAAATTAAATCAGCATTTGTTAAGAATTTGAAGACCAAAGCACTAAATAAAAAAGTTCTGAGCAAGTTCATGGAACTGGTTGCCTGACCACTTCTAGAACTGTCTGCTAGGGGGTGATGGACCCCCATTTCTCCTTTATAATTGATCTGTTGAAACAAACCACTATGGCACTCTCCACTGAATACATCCTGTCCTCCCTCTCCAATCTCTATGGTGATGAAGTAGTTGCTGCTGATGTTCGTGCATGGTGTGCAATGAATAGCACTACCTATAAAACTGTCACTAAGAAACTTGATGAGTACAAGGTTGGACGTGGCAAGTGGAACTTGACTGTGAAAGAAAAACTTGAGCAGTCCTATGAAGCACCTGCAGCTGCTCCTGCAATTGAACAAAATCTTATTCCTCAAAAAGATGATACCTTCGTCCCTTTTGGTAACTTCGCAGATATCAAAAAAATTATTAAGTCCAATCTTTTCTACCCTACGTTCATTACAGGTCTCTCTGGCAATGGCAAAACGTTCTGTATTGAGCAAGCTTGTGCGCAACTCAACAAAGAACTGATTCGTGTAAACATTACTATTGAGACTGATGAAGATGATCTTATTGGTGGTTTTCGTCTTGTTAATGGGGAAACTGTATGGCATAATGGACCTGTCATTGAAGCACTCCAAAGAGGAGCAATCCTGCTACTGGATGAGATTGACCTTGCTTCAAACAAAATCCTCTGTCTCCAATCCATTCTTGAAGGTAAAGGTCTGTTCCTGAAAAAGACTGGTCAATATATCAGTCCTGCTGAAGGATTCCAAATCTTTGCCACTGCAAATACTAAAGGTAAGGGTTCTGATGATGGACGCTTCATTGGCACCAATGTGTTGAATGAAGCATTCCTTGAGCGTTTCCCAGTAACCTTTGAACAGTCCTATCCTTCTCCTGCTACTGAGCAGAAGATTCTTGAGGGTGTTGCATCTGACCTTAATGTGGTTGCTCCTGCCTTCTGTAAGCACCTGGTTGATTGGGCAGACATCATTCGCAAGACCTTCTATGATGGTGGTATTGAGGATGTTATCAGCACTCGTCGTCTGGTTCACATCATTCGTGCCTACAGTATCTTTCACAACAAAGAAAAAGCAATTCAAGTTTGCATCAATCGCTTTGATGAGGAGACCAAAGCATCTTTCATTGAACTCTATGACAAGGTGGATGCTGAATTCCAAATGGTTGACACTCAGGAGTCTGCTTGATATAATCTATGATAAACGCTTGGTCGCTTTTACATGATGAACTTTATGGAGATGAACCCATGATTGAAACAGCAACTAATAAAGACCACAATGATTTTTGGGAGAATGACGGAATTAGTATGGTAGGCAATCCTTTTCCAAGTGCAATGTCAGATGACACTATCACTTTTTCATCCACAACATTTGGTGCAGCACAATCTGTTCCCTATGAAAATTTTATGGGTGCAGGAGAAGACCACATCTCATTTGACACAGGTAAATTTAACTTGAATGTTCCAGCAGAAAAGAATAATTCAATGTACAAATATAATGAGGAAGAGATCCTTAAAGAACTGAAAGATTATATTGTTAGAACATACAATCAGCATTATTCTGCTGGTGATGATAAGATTCAAACCTTGGATTTGATTGAAGCATGTGGTGATGGTGAAGCATTCTGCAGATCCAACATTCTCAAGTATGCCTCACGCTATGATAAGAAAGGCACTGCACGTCGTGACATTATGAAGATCTTGCATTATGCTGTACTTCTGATGCATTTCAATGACAAAAATGCACAAAATGAAACTTACCCTCAGTGATGAAACTACGTAACCCCATGAAACTGTCTGAAACTACTGTCAACCTGCTGAAGAACTTCTCTTCTATTAATCAGTCTATTTTGTTCAAGGAGGGTAACAAACTGCGTTCTATCTCAGTGATGAAGAACATTCTTGCTGAGGCAACTATTGAAGAATCATTCCCCAAAGACTTTGGTATCTATGATTTGAATCAGTTCCTGAATGGTCTA